ATTTCTCAGCTTCCCAACGACCATCGAAATCGGTTTGATAATCAACCACAACCGAAGATGCGTTCAGGTTAGCAGACTCTTTGATCTTAGCGATAAGCTCACGGTCGATCTCAGCGGTAATCTCGTATGCTAGAATGTCCATCATTTCTTCTTCGATGTTCAATCCGTGCATTGCTTTAAGATCTTGGGAGACCTCAACAGACCAACGAGACTTCAATTTACGGGTACCAGCTTCCACTTGCGCTTTCTCAAGTGTCATGCTGATCTCACGGATACCAGCACCGTTACCAATACCGAGACCACCATTGATTCCTGGGAACTCGTTAGGTGCAGTGCCTACGTTAGGAACGGTCTTAGAACCAAGTTCCTCACCTCTTGCTCTAGTAAATGCTGCAGAAGTCGCAGGATTTGCAGAGTAGAAAGGATCGATGGTATTATAACCAAGTTCGGTATTAACAGCACCAGCATAAGTCTGGTCTGCTCTGTAACGAAGGGCGAAAGCCAACCCTACAGGACCGGTAAGAGGTTGAACACCAACTACCTCATGAGCAAGAAGCTCAGGGAAGGTACGACGAACCATAGGGATAGCAATCTTATAAAAGTCTGCATCACCAGCAACTTGGTTGTGAGAAACAGCGTCACCTGACCAAGTGGTTCCTTCATCCATCTTGTTACCACGATGAAGATATGAAAGCTCATTCTCAAGAATGATTGCGGTGGTTTTCTCAATGTTAGAGGTTTTTATTTTGTTACCCTCTTTGAGAATATCACCCCATTTTTTAACTAATACATTTACGTTTTCCATTTTATAATTCTCCTTAATATAATACTGGATTATTCTTCAGAAGACCCTTTGATAGACTTAAGCCAAATACTCTTATAAGTCTCCCATGGGGATTTTCCTTCATTTAACGGCTTATTATCGGATTTGACATCAGCCTTGCTCTCTTTAATGGTTTCACCATTCTTCATGGTCGAACCACAATCGGGACAATCCATCTCATCCATTTTTTCTTTTACTGACACTGATTTACCACAATCCTCACACTTCATTTCAAAGAGTTTTGCATCAGTGTCATCAGTATCCTTATCATCACTTTCTTTGATAAGTCCCATGGTCTTAACAATGATATCAAACTTCTTATCAATATTTTCCTTAACAACCTCATCACCTAAAAGATTGGTGACATGTTTCTTTTGGGACTCAGTAAGACCATCACACTTCTCACGAATATAGAGTTGTGCGGCCATTTCACTGGCATCTTTCTCAAGAGTAAGATTCTCACCTTTAGACTTGTCCAATTTATCTCTAAGGGCCTCAATCTCACCCTTGGCTTCTTTTAACATTGCACGAACTTCGGCAGAAATCATACCCTCATCGATAGCAAGACGAGTTTTGAATTGTTCGATAAGTTCGTGATATAGTTCACCCTGACGAGCAAACTTGATGACGTTCTCAGGGATAATCATTTCTTCATCCAGAACGGAATCAACAAAATTTGAAAACTTTGAGGTAAGACTGTCTCTATACTCATCAAACTTAACCTCATACTCTTCCTTAAGCTTAGTTTTAGCATCACCAAGAAGAACCTGAACCTTTGACTCAGCAATTTCGGTAGCTTTAATGTCAATAACGGTCTTAAGGGTCTCCTTGAGCTCGACTTGCTTTGACTCATCAAGTCTTTCAATGCCAAGAATCTCAAAAATTTTATCCATTTTTATTCTCCTGTATATAGTCTTTTCAATGGTGACCATTAACCCTTTGTTTTATATATTATATTTATGTTTATTATATAATATATTAGATGCCTACAAAAAACTACCCAAATATAAATAAAAAATGTAGGTTATATTTTCTTAACACTATCCTCAATCAAAGATTTACAATAGTTCATGTATAAATCAGTGGCTTCTTTTACAGTAATGGGGGCCTTTGGGGCCTTATTAATTTCAAAAGTTTTTCCTTCAAGAATGCCATTCATGAACTTGCTTCCGGGATTGGATGCATCAGCGACTATATCCCAACAAAGGAGTGTAAAATCTTCATTTACATAACCACTCTCATTTACTGTTCCAAGTCCACGACTACTGATACCTATATTCCCTTCTCTAACCAAAGACTTTACTATCTCTCCCATAGGAGTTGATAGGATCTTAGCTTTACCTATGACATCATTACCACGCCATTCGAGAGACTCAACCATAATAGCGGCTCTGTCCAGGTTTATCTCACCACTCTCCGGATGAAGTAATTCACCCCAAGCTGTCTTGGTTTTAATCTTCTCATCAATAAATTTGTTTACCTCACGGTCGAGTATATCCTTACGATACTTTCTACCGTTGGCATTTTTAACTTCGGCAGAAGCAAACACACCAACTATATAAGGAGTTTTATTTTTACTCTCCCAAAGTTCAACCTCACATGAAGCCTCTGTAATTAAAAAAGCCATTGTTACTCCTCTGTATTTGTATTATCCGGCACAACCACTGTCTGGATTGGATCAGCGGTTAATTGAAGTTTACTTTTAAGGAAGTCATTCACAGCTTGTTTTAATTCAACTCTCAAAATCTCTTCACTATCAGCGTATCTTTCATCTACAAACGCATCAAATGCTCCTACAATTTTATCCTTGTCCATTTAACTTCTCCTTGTTTGGAATACTGTTGTATTCTAATATTTATATTTTTTATTACATTTTATGGAGATTATAACTCCGGTTGAGGAAACAACAACTTATCATCCTTTAATCCTTGGGCATTCTTTTGAATTTTTTCATCATCCCATTTTAAATATTCTTTCATAAGAAAAGATTTACTAAACTCCTCCATATTAGATAATGCTGAATAATTTGCTATCCTTGTATCCATCAACATTTGATGCATCTGAGCCTTATAGTCATTAGGAGGCGTCATAACGATATTTATTTTATTGATATCAACGTCATATTCGGCTTTTAAACCTTTAAAGTCGAGATGTAATAAAAATAAATCGGTGAATAACTGACAGAATCTAGCTTGGTGACGTTCAAGAAATTTAGCCCAGCGTATCTCATCTATAGTAATTTCGGATGAGTTACCACCCATGAATAGATTATCTCCGGGAGTTCGGTTTTCTTCGTTTATTACCCGAGATACCGGATACTTAAGTGCTATATAAAGTTTTCTAGCGAAGTAGTATATGTCATCCAAGTTAGCGAAACCGGAAGGATCTCCCCCGATAGACTCAACACTGGAACCACGACCGTCAGCAGACTGAGGAAGGAAATAATTATCCATCATACTCATAACGTCAGTCTGATTTCTCATAGTTCCAGACTTTGTGTCAAACTCAACCTTTTGGGTAAGACTTTTCTTTATCTTCTCCACAAACTTCATAGACTTATCTCTTGGCATAGAACCAGTATCAATCTTAAATACCAGTCTCTCAGGGGCTTTGACTATTCGGTAAATAACCACCGATGTTTCAAGAAGTTTTAGTTGATTAAATGGTTGTTTGGCTTTTTCAAGATATCCCTGAACCTGTCTCTTGGTTCCATTATAGATACCGTAGTCCAAATGTGCAATCTGCTCTGGGTAAAATACTATAATCTTATCATTTTTCTCAGCTTCGACCATAGATTGAGGAGGTTTAACATCGGTAGCAAGAAGTTGATAATACCATTCAATCCTGCCAGTGGTTGGGTTTACAAAAGAATCCATGGTCTCTGTTGGAAGTTTTTTAAGACCAATTATGCCTCTATTAGACTTACCCTTTTGAATGATCTTTTCAAGGAATATCTCTGCATCGATAAAATATGTTCTAAAATAATCGATAATATGATTGTTTATTCTTATTTTGTTATGAAATAAATCATCAAATTCGAGTCTCAGATTATTGACAATATTCTCATTATCAGCTATAGATGAGTCTATAATCTCAAGTTTTAAAATCTTTCCATCGGCGTCCTCTTGTGTTGACTCAACCGAGATATCCTCAATAATAGAAGATATTTCTGGCATTTCGGCCATGATCCTATAATTTGCAATCTTCATTCTTTTGTTAGTGAATGAGACATTAATAAAATCATTGTAAAATTGATTGAAATTTCCGGCTGACTCCTTACCAAAGCCCAGATATAAGACATCATCAACACCCTCACCTCTAATAGACTCTATAAATTTACTAGAGGGTGCATCTGATCCCTTACCCATGAAAGCTTTGGTGGATTCCACAAGTTGTTCTTCTTCCCCACCGAACCATTTATTCCAAAATGCCATTATATTATCCTTTATTAAATACTACCATGAAACATTGCATTAT